CCTGTTCAAGCTCGCACCAACGGCAGCGATGGCTGTAGCATACTCATCTACTTCATAAATGTCGTAGAAGAGTCCTACAGCGTCATCGCCGTGGTGCCTCGCACGAGTAAATGCACTGGTTGCCCAGTCATTTATCCAGGAAAGAACAACGAAACTGAGAGGAGTGCCCATCGGACTCCCCCTCACGGAAACCCATTGAACCTCGGAGTCACCTTCTCCGCGGTACCATGTATTTCCATCCAACCCCAGACTCCTTCGAGCTATTCCTCTATCTTTAAGAGATATGAGTTTTGCTTGGACGAGTCCATCAATGACTACCTTTATCGCGTCATGTGCGAGCCCATCTGTTGCCTTACTCAGGTCAACAGATGCAAACTTAGCACCATGACGTGCCTCAAGACCGTTCGGATACGACTTCATCCCTGGTTCGGGAATCCAATGCCTCTTCGGCAGAAGATTCCTTCGCGAGCGGATGAAGTCTCCCTCGACGAAGGTCTGTGCATCTGGTACGCCAATTACACGAGCCTTCATCCCGGGAGTGCAGAGGACATGCATCTTCGATCTGAATGTATTTCCCATAAGGGAATTATGACGACGAAGTGCGAGAAATCCTGCTGCACGATACGAAACGATCATGTCGGGGCTCACGGGACCAGTTTCTGGAGCAATGACGACCTGGGCCAACTCCCAAGAGAGTTGCCCAAGTCCATCGTCAGCATACAGAGACAGGTCGATCGCGCGCAATCTCTTTGGAACCATAAACCTGATAAGTTCATGGTCAGAGAAGCCACTTTCGACCGCGCACCCGAGAGCATAGAGGAAACCATTGAGCCCGCCTTTTGTGGAAGACCACTCAAAGCAGGACGAGTTGGAAGAGGGGAAGTGGACCCTTCTCTCACGATCCTTCATACGAGACGCTTTACTGCGCACGTGATGGAGGAGAGAGGCCAGGGCCCAGTCCGGTGTGGAGTGACTTTCGGTCGACAACTTGAGAGCATCATCGCTCGCAGCCTCTGCAGCCTTACGGCTGGGAAGAGGAAGAGCTCTGGTAAATCTCGAGAAGGCGAATCCGTTGGCCGGCTCTCTTCTCGCCAGTGCCCTAATACCATCCACGACATCCTTGCGGATATCACAGATAGTATGACACTCAGCGTCAAGAGAAGCCGCCCGCGCGATGTGTCCCAATTTCTTCATTTCTTTCGCCACGTACTCCCATCCGCGAGGACGAGAGCGGTGGACCCAGTCATGAAGATACCAGGACACCCGTAAGGAACTCCAGCCAGCAAGAACCAAGCCCGACCATAGGGCGAACCAAGTTTCTTGGTACACCCTATGATCAGGAGATGTGTCGCTACCACGATGCCGCCCCTTCTCATTCTTTTCAGAAGAAGAAGGCAGTGTCGCAGGTTTGCTCTTTATCTTAGACGGAAGTCTTTGATAGGTGTTGCG